CTTGTGGCTGAATAATCAACAGAAAAATGAAAACAACGAGGTTGTCCTCCAATGATTCCAGTTGTCCATTCCACAGGACGTGTTCCAGTCCAAACTCCACACCAAGCTGGCGATCTTTGCTGATTCATTTCGGATGCTGCCGCCCAATCCATTACCATTGTAGCTGAATTTAAAGGCTCAAGATATGGAATGCTATATAAAAGATAATTTTCAAACGATGCAGCGCAAATTCCTGTTTGATTTCCAGCCATGTACGCTTTTGCGCGAACCATTTCAGTGTCTTTATAAAGAACTTGAGAAGACAAATAGGCGTTACCGGCAACGTCAGCAGAAATAAGACCGCTTTGACTGTACCACCACATTTGTCCAGCTTGAAATGAAATTGATTTTCCTGCAATACAACCTACATTTGGAAATAAAATTGTTTGAAAATTTGAAGTGGTTGCCCACGTTGTTCTATCTAAAATTCCACTAGATAGTGCATGGGTTGAACGATCCGTAAAAACATACAATCGCTGATCATTATTTTGACCAACATAGTTAGCAAGTGCTGTAACTGGACGATTAAATGAAAAATCTCCCCTTCCTGTTCCAGTTGTTCTTTCTTGCCATGACGTTGGATCTCCAAGATCAGATGCTAAAACAATATTTCCGCTTGCAATCCATAAACGATTTCCAGAATACGCCATCCATGTTCCCGTTGGAATAGATGATGATTGAACTCCAGTTGTATTACTTCCATCCCAATAAACAGGAGAAGAAATGCCATCTTGAATAAATAAAACTCGGTGCGCTGGTGTTATTGAAACGTCACCACCAGTTGAGATGTTTGCGGATTGTGTTGCAAGTGCAAAAACAACTTGTTTTACATTTGGATCAAGTGAGACTCCAGAAAGTTGGTATGGAACCCATGATTTAGGCTGCACAAGTGGGAATGGACTCCAATATACTTTTCCATTTACAGCAAATACAATGTATGGGATTTCTGTCTCTTGTACACCATCACCATTTACATTAAAAATCTCAGAAGGATTAGTTCCATCTGCTGCTTTATATTGCTTGTTTGCTAAAAAAAGAATGCCGCCTTGAAAATTCCCGGCTGGAAGCGATAACTTCATTGATTGTCCCGGCCTAGTCTGAACTATGCCACCACGGAATTGAGCATTAACAGCCCATTTCACTTGATCTTCTGGCAATAACCAAGGATTTCGGATAGAGTTGACTCCACGCAACCACCCAGCGGAAGTCTTTACTTGTCTTCCTGATGTGATTTGTGCTGATTTCATGTTACCACATAACTACATCAGTTCCATCACCATATGTAATATTATTTATCTGAGGTGGAGTCATTGCGTGACCATCAATGGATTCTTGTTGGTTTTTAAGGTACTGATAAGCAATTCCCCAGTAGCGAACAGCTTGATCTGCGAAGTCTTTGTCTTCTAAATCAACAGCGTGAACCGCAGCAATAATCGCACGTTCTTGTTCAAGTGGAATAAAGTCATAACGCGACGAAACTTTTGGTGGCGTAACTTTATATAGAATCCTAGCCCACGCACAAGGTTTACCAATCCGAATCTTGCGATATTGCGGATTAACTTCCGTTGGATGATACTGACCAATTAAAGTCATATCATTACTGCGACCATAATCCCATGCGTAAAGGCTCACATAACCATCTGTGAGTGGTTTTTCAATGTGTGCAACAGACTTTATAAAGGTAGCCTCAAAAATGGCATCTGTGAAGAATGTTGACGTGACTTTACTTCCAGATGTCGTGTATGTTTTGCGACCAATCGTGGAAGTCAAGTTCGTGGCATGATTAAGCGTATCATAAAGCTCAAACGAATTGTTATCAATTCGTCTAACATAATAATTAGTTCCTTGAATAAGTCCAACAGGTAAAACATCGCCTGATTTAGCTCTTACAACAAGTTCTGTTCCTGTTTCGTAAAGTGACGAGTTAGCAACAATTTTCTTAGATGGCTGAACATCTACATCGCGAATGATGTCAAGGCTAAGTTGTCCAATTCCAGCATTTGTTAATACAATTGGACTTGATCCACTGTAAACTCTAACTGAGTCACCAATAATCCTGATTGTGTAATCCGTAGAAGCTGCAAGTGGAGCTGGAAGTGTTCCAGATGTACTGAATTGAACAACTTCATTTTCAGTAAGAAATGCAAGACTTGCTGGCTTAATAAGATTAGTATCAACTGATGGTGTTACTTGAGTTCTAAGAGCATAATAAGTCTGACCAGTCCCAAATGAGTCAATATTAATTAATCCAGTTGTAGAAGGAGGATTGGTTGCGTTTGAAAGCGTATTATAAATTTGACCTAATGTATTTGATATATATCGGAGATACCTTGGAGTTACTCCGTTATCAATAGATGGAGTCGTTGTTGGAAGAATATAATCTGTTCCAAAATAAATTTGTTGACCTGTTGTAAGACTTGTAAAGTCGCCTAGCCAATTATTAGTAAAATCAATACCAAATGAACGCGAAAGAACAACGTACAGCGTTCCAGTTCCAGATGAAGTGACGTTTACTTCACTGAAGTCAGCATTTACAACAGTAAATGTTTTATTAATAATATCTGGAGATTCTGCTCTATATGCAGTTCCAGAAATAAGCGGTGATGGCAATGCTCCAGTTGAAGAAAAATTAACAAAAACACCAGTTGATGGAGTTATGCTAACTGCTACTGAAGCAGGAGAAGAATACCCTGTTCCAGTGGTGATTACATTTAAGTTTGTAACAGCTCCTGCGGCGATAGTTGCTGTTGCCGTTGCTCCTGAACCATTCCCCCCAGTAATTTTAACTTGTGGAGCTTCAATGTATCCAGATCCGCCAGAAATTAAATTATAATGAGATATAAAAGAAGTGGTGATTACAGCATTTGCAACAGCTTGACTTCCAGCTTTAATTTTACAAGTCATTGTTCCAGTTGCTGGAGATGAAAATACTTTAATTGTGCCAGTAGCTGGACTTAAAAGCCCACTAGGAACTGTATATGTAAATGTAGTTACTCCAGTAACATTGATTGTAAATTGGCCATTATAATCAGGTGGAACTGCTCCGCTTATTAAAATACTTCTACCACTTGCAAATCCATGATTTGTAGCTGTTGTTACAGTTGCTATTGTTCCTGTGCTTGTAATTGATGTAATTGCAACATCATATCCAATTGCGGAATTTAAAGTGTAAGAAAATGAAGTTGGACTAATGTAACTAATAACATACGTTCCATTGTATCCAGTTGGAGTTGCGCCATCAATTGTAATTTCATTTCCACCAGTAAATCCATGTGGATTTACAGTTATGCAAGTGGCTGTTGTTCCAGATGACGTTAAACTTGAAATTGAAATTGGTGGATTTGCTGGTGGCGGGTCAATTGTAAGTGATGGAGCTGTAGAATATCCAAGTCCGGCATTTGTGATTACAATTCCACTAACTGTATTATTGATCGTGTTTCTGATTGCATATCCAGTAGCTGTACTTGGAATAATTGGGCTTCCTATAGGTGGCGTTGGTGGTGCAGAAAATGTAATGTTTGGTGCAGTTGTATATCCACCTCCTGCTGCCGTTACATTTACTTCAGTTACAGAACCAACAACAACAGCTTGGAATGTTGCACCAGAACCAGACGCTGGAGTAATATTTAATCCTTGCGCTGTAATTTGGTTTGCAATACCAGTAATTGACGTAGCTTGGATTAACTTTACAAGTGAATTCGATCCAGCTCCAGCTGTTGTAATTTGAATTGGATTTACAAAATTTGTTGGACTGGAAGATAAAGCATCGGCTTGATTTGAATGAAGCGAAACAGAGAAATCATTAATTACATTTACAAAGTAGTTTTGATTAGCGATTAGTGGTTGCGGAAGTGTTCCGCCACTAGTAAATGCTTGAACTTGGTCGCCATCATTAAAATAATGTTTGACAGAAAATACAAGTTTTGTTTCTGGAGTGATTGGCTTACGAATATCAACGCTAATAGCACTTGTTGATCCAGTCAGATAAACTGGATTTGTGTTATTTGTAGCATCAACTAAAGATGGAAAAATTTGGATGTGATCTGCATCAATTGGTTGAGCGAAGTATGTCTTTTGTGCTTCTAATGGAGCAGGAAGAGACTGAACTGGAAATACAACCTCGTTTGGCGAATCAATCGAAAATGTTGGAGATGGAGGAACGAATTTTAAAGATGTTTCAACTTGTGCTGTTCGTTTGTCTTCCAGCTGCATTGAGCCAAAACCTTGAATGGATTGCAATGCGATTGGATATTGCAACGCTTCTGCATTAAGTGAATCACTAAATAATTGAACGGTATATGCGTCAATTACTCCAATGTAGTAGGTTTGTCCATTATTAAGAGGAACTGGAATAGTACCAGAAATGAGCCTAGTAGCCATTCCTTGACCAGATGATAGCCCGTGTGGAGTCGTGGTAGTAAAATCCTTAATTGGATCAATGGCGACCTCTCTAGTTGCAATCGTATTTCCATCTGGAGCAATTGTTCCATATTGAAAATCTTGTTGCGAGTGAATTGGAATTAAAATTCCATCAACTCCAGTTCCATTTAATGTTTGTGCGCGAAGATTCCTGTTGTTTTGATCAGTTCCAAGAACGCGAATTGTTTTTCCAACATCATTATTGCTTTCTGCAACTGCAATAAGTTGGGATGGAGTAATAATATCCATCAATGTAGCAACATATCCACGATCATCCCATGCCCAAGACACGGAATTATACATTCCACCCTTGTTTACATGGTATTGAAACAAACGATTCCTGAAATAGGTTGGAGAACCATCAATATTTACAGCAAGCGGAATATCAATTCCTCTTGGCAGTGCCAATGAGCATTTATCCCATCCTGTGCAAACATCAACTTCTGCCGTCACATGAGTCCAATGTCCAGATTCCATGAGGGTCTGGACAGCTTGCGTGATTTTCCGAAATACCTTTGTTTCGTCGGTAGTTCCTAGAATTTCAGCGCACTCATCGAAGATTTCGGATACAAACATGGCGCGATACTATCGCACTGAACCCTGTTCTGCAATAGATTTCAGAAACTCTTCATCAGTTCCCGCACTTTCTGGTGGCATCGGTGCTTCTGCACTTTCTGGAGCCATTCCTGCTTCTGCGCCTTTTTGTGCATCAACTTCAGCCTTGAGTGATTCAAGACCACTAGCAAGTTGCGTTACAAGTGCGTAAATAGCATCAAAAGCATCAGATGGCATTTCAACCATAACTTGACCTCCTTGTGAAGCCATTTCTTGCGTTGGTGCTGCCATTTCCCCCGGCATAGCGTCTGGTGTTGGTGTTGGTGCTTCTGTAGGAGGCATAGTTTTATCGGCCATAATTAGTCTTTCTCGTATTCTTCGTCTTCGGATTCACCAGCTTCAGCTAGTCCCATTTCAATAGCATCTTCTGGATCTTCTTTTTCTGCTGTAGATTCCATTTTGCTTGCGCCTTTTGGTTTAATTCCACAAATACAAAGCTCAACGCAATGCCGTTTGGTTTCTTTTCCATCACGCATCACTGTTTCTTTTTTTTCCATTACTTTTTTAAAATAAATGGTAGCAGTTCCTTCTTTTGGAAGTTTACTCAAAGCCTCGGCATTTTCAAAATACAATGATGGGTAATGAATTTTTGGAGACTCTTCTTTATCTTCCATTTCATCCATTGAAATAGATATTGTTTTAAGTTCTTCCCCAAGGTCATGAAAACCTTTAGGCATTTTAGTTTTTTCTTTAGCGTATGGCATAGTGTAAGATTATTGCTATTGTTATTACTAGTAGCGAAGGAATTGTCAAGTCTGCAATTAATGCTTTTTGTGTCCAGTATTTTGGATTAAACCCACCAAACACACTCATATCTTTCCTTAACTTACTTGCAGATGCTTCAATGTTCCGATACTCGGTTTGAGAAATCTCCCTGCCAGCAAAGAAGAATATCCCTGCAATAGCTCCGATAAATGGGTCTTTTGTCAGGGCATATCCGATTCCTTGGAACGCAAGGCAGATTAGGATATGAGAAATGTTGATATAGTTTTTCATATATCTGCGTCTGGCCCCCATTTTTCAACATAATCTCTGATTTCTTTTTCTCTTTCAGAATAATCTTCGATTTCTTCTTTTTCTTCGCTTTCCATATATTTTATAATTATCTAAAAATAGTGTAGTATATTTGCCTTTCGCTAATAAATTATTTAGATTCTAATTCTTTTACTCTTTTTTCAAGGTCTGAAATAACATTTAACAAATGAGGGACGAATCTGTCATAAGAAACACCTTCAGCAACTGGTTCTTCTAATGGGGTTTCAATAACTTCTCCTTCTGTTCCATATGATATATCAACTGTCCTCCATTGAACCAACCTTGGGTCAATTTTTGCAACTTCTTCTGCAATAAATCCCCAATGACTCCAATTTTGATTATCTGATTCGTTAGTTGATCTAAACCAAACAGGACGGCAATTTAAAAGATTATATGAATATTCTTTATTAATATCTTCAACTTGAGTTTTATATTTTATTGATGATGTTGACCGTTGCAATGCTCCAGTTGAGCTTACAACAACATTTGCCGCATTAGCTGTTACAGAATTGTATGCACCCAATGAATACACAACTCCATTCCCGTCTATTTTAAATCTTTCAGCAGAAGCAATATTATCAATTATTCTAAAATTCTGTGCGCTGGTATTAGAATTTCCATATACATTTATTCCATATGCATACGCATCATCATATGCTCTGCTTAACTTTATTGTTCCGCCTTCATTGTTTACCCCTAATCCCAATCCACTACTTGTTACTTGAAGGTCTTTATTTCTATATTTAGGATTAGTAGAATTTATAAATCTATTAAAATACGCAATATCTTCTTGATTCGTTGAATTAAAAAGTATTGTTGTATTTAAAATTTCTTCAAATGTTGAATTTATTATCGTTGCATTTGCAGTATCGTTAATGGCAACTGCTTGAAAAACTTGCGTTGGGGCGGATATTGCCGCTCCTGTTCCTGTCGATGCACTGTGTGTATTTGGGACAGTAAATTGAATGGTCGTAGATGATGGAATTGCTGTTACAGTATACGATCCATTCCATTCTGTGTTTGATGCTCCTGATATTGTAATTGTTGCACCAACTAAATAAGGAGTGCTTGATTGAACTATGACAGTTGCAGTTGTTCCAGACCTTGTAGCTGTAACTCCTCTTGTTTGATTTGGAAAATCAGTGAATGTGCATCCACTAATAATTGCATTTCCTTGTTCTACATGAACGTGCCTATAATCATTGCCCCAACAACTATGTCCTATTAGAGAAACAGTTTGCGTTGATGCTACATCAATGTTTACACCTTGATATTGTCCAGCCGATTGGCATCCTATAAGTTTTATTTGTTGTGCATTTCCAGTTATCCAAAATCCTCTTGATGCATAAGTTGTTCCATCTTGTTTAATTGATGCAATCCAATCAGCAGAACATCCAATTAATTGAACATCATTAACGCTTTCAATATGAAATCCTGTGTCATACCCATAACTAAAACAATTTGTTAGTTTTGACCAATCAACAGTACTTGTAATATGGTATGCTTTTCCTGCTCTGTATGCAGTTGATACTTCAAAACCTTGATGTGCTGTAGTATAAGGCCAAAAATGACAATTTGAAATATAACAAATATCACCTGATGCTTGCAATTTAATTCCATTTGTGCAATCACCACGAACAAAATCAATAGTGCATCTTTCTACATTATTAAGATAAATTGCTTGAGAAAAACCAATAATTAGCAATCTTTCGCAAGTAGCTCCATATATTCGTCCATTAACAGAGTTTACACCTTGAATTGTTATAGCTGTTCCTGCATATGATGCTACTCCAGATACCGCCGCTGCTTCATCTACGAATGGAATAGCTAATCCTTTTTTTACAATTAAACAATCTGATATTGAAGCTCCGCTTTTAATATTAATTGTGTTTGTAGAATTTACAATTAGTTGGCATGATATTAAAGATGGATCAACTTTACCTTGAAATTGATCTGGAAGTTTATTTTTTCCAACTAATGCTACATTGTAGTTAACAGTAATATTATTATCAATTAAATATTTTCCATTAAATTCAATTGTTCCACCATTTGGTAGTGCGTTAATAGCATTTTGAAATGCAGTAGAAGAATCAGTTGCTCCAGTAGAATCTGCACCAAAGTCCAATACATTGACCACATCAGCAAATCTGTTTGCCAATGTCCTTGCTGTAGTCGATCCAGTTGCTGTAATTCCATCGATTACGTTTTGCGTTGCTTTTGTAATTGGCATAATATTATTTTAGTTTTGTTGTTAATGATTGTCAATTCAGAATGTCAGGCCAAGTTGCTTTGATACCAGCAAGATCGTCTGGAAGCACAGTCAGCGTAACGTCACGCAATGCTTGCTTCGCAGCAATGATTTCAGCCTTCTTTGCTTCGTCGTTAGCCTCAACTGCCTTCATGAAGTCAACGTCGAGCTTTTGTAGCTTCGGTGAACGAGCGGAACGGAACTTATCGAGATGAATAGCCTTAGCTTTCTCGATGTTTACCTTTGCTCCAAGTTCAGCGTCAAATTCGTATGCGTTGAAGTAGTCGTTGTCAATGTCAACTGATTCGACAATCTTGTACTCTGATCCTTCTGGAACATCCTTGATTGCGTCATTAACGTCACCGCATGGGATGACTACTGCTACTTGTCCGTTTGGTTGTGGATAGGTGATAAACATAAAATTAGTTTCCGAAAACAATGCAATTTACAAGTGATGTGTCGGTTAAAGTTTCTGTTATATTTGCTCTAACAACACAATAAAAACTTGAAGATGTTATATTTCCAACTTCCCCAACACCTCTAAAGCCGTCGGTTTTTAATACACTATAATTCGCATCTGCCATCGCAGTAGCAAAATTCACAGTATATTCACCAGTTCCATTCTTCGTAACGCTGGAGACATTGTAGCTGGAGCGGATGCCAGTTCCTTGAATTGAAAATCCACTTGAAGATGATCCCGTTCCAGTTACTGATTGCGCTGAAGTTGTTGTTCCAGACAAAAATCTAAATGTAACAGATGTTCCACTTGAAACTGATATAATTTGAACTCCAAGAGTAGAAACATCAACTCCTCCAAGTGTTCCGCCAACTACACCATTTATTTGTGTAAATTTATAAATTAACCCTGCATAACTTGGATCAAATCCGCCTCCACTAGATGTCCAAGTTCCAGTTGTTGCTCCAGAATTACAAGAAATTGTTTGCATTGATGGCCCATTAGAAGAACTAATAACCCCCCCATTAAAATTCACCCATGCTTTGGCAATCTGCTTCTGCTCGTTAGTGCCAAGTTTTTCTGCGGTGACAGAACCATTGACAAGCTGTGCTGTGCCGATATTCGCACTCGTCAGCGTAGTCGTGTCGTTAAAAGTTACTCCTGCGGATGTAATTGTTGTTGGCATAGGTTATCCTTCGTAAGAAATGTTAATTGTTCCAGCGTCGAAGGTGTCTGTGCCGTTCACTGTGGTGATGCGAACTCTATCCAATGCGCTTCCAAGAGCAGGAGATACGCCACTATTGAATTGCGTGGCAGTAGCAGTAACCAAAGATAAGACTCCAAAAGAAGTCCATGCATTGTTATTTTGTAAACAAAGTATTACATTACCATTATTAACAGAACTTGAATTGACGCTCCCAGAAGCATTAATTAAAAATCCTGCCGTAGATGTTGACGATGCAACGACTGTAGTAGCATAAGTTGCAGATGATGAATAGCCAGAGTTTGTTATAGAACCAGACCCAATTTGAATTAATATTCCACTCCCACCATTCGTGCTAACTGCATTAAACATCACAGTAATCCGCTTCACCCAAGATGGGATGCCAGTAAAGTCAACAGAAGTTCCAGTTGCAGTCTGTGCCGTTGCAAGAGTCAGCGAACCTCCTGCGGTCAGTGAGCCAGTCACGTTCCCAGTCACGTTCCCAGTCAAATTGCCTGTGATGCCACTCGTCGTAAATGTCGCAGAGGTCGTTCCGTTGACTTGGATGTAGCCCTGCGCTAATGACGCATCGTTTTGTAGTGTTAATGAGGTTGCCATATTATTCGTAAGATATGTTAATTGTTCCAGCGTCAAATGTGTCTGTGACGCTAGTTGTTGTAAGCCTAACCCTATCAAGGATAGCAGAAAGTGTAACAGTTCCAGCGGTTGTTGCTGACCTACTTGTTGCTGCGCTTCTATAAATATTACCTGCATAAGACCAAATATTTCCTGATAAATTTACAATGGTAACAACGCCATTGTAAGTATCAGAAACGGCTGATGCGCTAGCTTGTAAAGCAATTTCAGTAACTGAACCATTAGTCAAAATATTATTTACTGGATATATTTCACCAGCACCGCCAGCATATCCTGTTGTTGCTACTCCCGATGAAGTCCCTACTCTTAAAGCAAGAAATGATGATCCGTTTGTAGAAACTGCATTTAACATCACAGTAATCCGCTTCACCCAACTTGGGATACCAGTAAAGTCAACAGCAGTTCCAGTTGCAGTCTGTGCTGTAGCAATAGTAAGTTGTCCGTAGTCGCTTCCTGCTACAGCTTGTGATACAACTCCAGATGTCGCTTTGAGGATACCTGTGATTGCTCCGACTGTTGCTCCGGGTGTTGTTACTCCTGTTGTTCCGTCTATTGTTACTGGCATAATTTTATTCCTTTATACTACTGTCCATACTGATCCTGCGGGTACTGTCACAGTCACTCCTGCAGCAACTGTAATTGGCCCAGCGGTTAATGCATTTTTTGTTAATGGTATCGAATAACTCGTATTCACAGACTGATCGTTCAAGAAGAATACAGCATCCGTTCCAGCACCAGTTGCTCCTGTGCTAGAACCAGTTGCTCCAGTCAAACCTGTCGCTCCATCCAAACCTGTGGCCCCTTGAGTACCAATGCCCGTAGCACCTGTGGCCCCAGTTGGGCCTCCAGATGGGCCTGTGGCTCCTTGGATACCATTCAAAGACACGATAACAATGACAACTCCACTTGCTGGTGCTGTCGATAACGTGATCGTATATGGGCTTCCAGCGGTTATTGTGTAGTCATTTGGATCTTGCGAGATGCCATCGAATGCAACGAAGAACGCAGTTGACATGGTGGAAATCGCACCAGTTACATTGTAAATAAGGGTGGTTCCATCAGAAGTGTATGACCAACGATCTCCACCAGCGGGGGAAGCAAGGCCCGTGGCCCCAGTACTACCATCCAAACCCGTGGCTCCTGTGCTGCCGTCCAATCCGATTGGCCCCGTAGCCCCAGTCGCTCCGATACCCGTAGCACCAGCAGGGCCGGGTGATCCAGAAAGCGAAACGCTCCAGCTTGAAAATGTTCCAGAACCGACAATAGAGGTAATATTAGTAACCAACGCTCCAGTCAATGGGTCATAACTAACGATGCTGCCCGTCATTTGGTCAGTCGCGCTATTTGCAATAATGACAGATTGTCCAATGCTTAAAGCGAGTCCTGTATCAACAGTTAGACTTTGCGTTCCTGTTGCAATCGTGAGTGGAGTAATTGAACTGGTTGTATATTTGTCTCCAGACAAACCAGTGGCCCCAGTGCTACCATCTGGGCCGATTGGGCCAGTACTGCCATCAGGGCCGATTGGGCCAGTACTTCCTTCCAAACCTGTGGCCCCAGTGCTACCTTCCAACCCCGTGGCTCCAGCATCTCCTTGGATTCCAGTACTTCCAGTAGCCCCGATTCCCGTGGCTCCTGTCTCTCCCGTGGCCCCAGTGGCCCCACCCGGCGTTCCTTGTGGCCCAGTGCTTCCAGTCGCACCCAATCCACCATCACCAGTAATGCCAATCATCCAATCAGCGAAATTTCCGCTTCCTTGGACTTTATCTACTTGTAGCTTTACCCACGAATCGTTTACTTCAATAACAATTCCCTCAACCCAATCCCAAGGATATGCAGAATTGGCAACTGCGCGAAGTCGAGATCCGTATGTCCACCCAATAGGGGCAGTTGGGCTAAAGTAAAATTGCTTGTATCCAAGTGTGATATCATGTGCAGTAAAACTTTGACGAACAATTACTGGGGAAATACCAGATGCACCAGTGCTTCCCTCATCACCAGTGCTTCCATTCAAGCCAGTGCTTCCCTGTAAGCCCGTTGCCCCTGTCAAACCAGTTGCTCCAAAACCAGTTGCACCTTGCAATCCCGTGGCTCCGTCAAGGCCAGTGGCTCCTGTCAAACCAGTTGCACCTAAGCCAGTTGCACCCTGTTCCCCTGTGGCCCCAGTACTTCCAATATCTCCAGTACTTCCCTGCTGCCCTGTAGCCCCAGTGCTTCCGACAGATCCGTTAGCACCAGTGGCTCCTGCTTTGCTAGAAAGCTCAATGACAGTTAATTCTGATCCAGATGGAATGGGGGTTGAAAATGTTAATACTCTCGGAAGACTTGTGGAAATAGTATATCCAATTGGGTCTTGAACCACACCATCAATGTATGCCAAATAGGCATTGCGATCAGGTTGCCATGCTCCAGTTAAAGTGAAATCAGTTTGACCTGCTCCTGTAAATCCCCAACGCAAAAATGATCCATAACCATCAAGACTATTGGCAAACACTCGAAGCAAATAACAAAGCAATCCTTCACCTTCTTCGCGTGGAATTTGATCTACTTCAGCAGTGTTATTAGGGTCGCAAGGAATATCCCAAACAACACGTCCATTAATTATCGTCTTGTTGATTGTGCCGTAAAGTGCATAGACAAGATTGCCAATCAATGAAGGTACAGATTCTGGAGACACTGATGGGTACGGAACTTCTGGGCAACAAGTGGATGAAGAATTAGAACAAGACATGGGTTATTGTTTTTTGAAATTAAATGTAATTATTATTTAATGCAAGCATTATTTTTAAAATTATACTATTGTCCATACACTGCCAGATGGAACTGTTACAGCAACTCCAACATCAATTGTAACTGGGCCAAATGTACCTGCATTTTGAAGTGTTGGTATTGTGTAAGATGTGTTTACTGTCTGACCATTTAAAAAGAAAATCGCATCAGTTCCTGCACCAGTGGCTCCTCCAGCAGAACCGCTTGCACCTGTGGCTCCTTGAGAACCAATTCCAGTGGCTCCAGCTTGGCCCGTGGCTCCCGTGGCTCCTCCAGCGGAACCATTTGTTCCTGTTGCTCCTTGAATTCCATTTAAAGATACAATGACAATACCAACACCACTTGCGGGTGCTGTAGAAAACGTAATTGTATAGGGAGTTCCTGAAGTTATTGTATAATAATTAGGGTCTTGAAAGATACCATCAAATGCAACTAGGAACGCAGTTGACATTGTTGATATAGCCCCACTTATATTGTAAACAAGAGTTATCCCGTCTGAAGTATATGACCATCTATCTCCACCAGCGGGGGAAGATAAGCCTGTAGCCCCAGTGGCTCCGTCATTTCCAGCATCCCCTGTGGCCCCAGTTGATCCCTCCGATCCGTTGGAACCGCTTGCACCCGTGGCCCCTGCTGGCCCATTAGCTGGCCCTGTGGCTCCCGTGGCCCCGATATTAGGCCAATTGCAATCCATTGAATTTAATGGAGCGCAACCGCAATTTGTAGAACCTTGAGGGCTTGGAATCCAGTTATATTGAGGCATAAGGTATTTTTAACAAGTAATATAAAATATCATTTTTTGTCAAATTATTTCAAGAAACTTGCTGCATTTTGACGTAAATATCGTCAATTAACGAACCTAGCTCTTCAATAGCTTCCTCACTGAAGTCTGGAAGCCTTGCGTGTAGCACTTCATGTGATAATACATTAAGAAGAGAGCTTTCTGAGTTTCGATTGATTGTAATTTTACGTTTTTCGTAATCACAACATCCATCATCAATAATTCCATTGGTTTTACCCGGAATACCATAACTAATAGTCCATACTTGCCCGTTAATTCTTACTCTTAGGCTTTTTTTCATCTTTAAAAAAATAATGAGGCACAGGAAATAAAATCCCATTTACATTTGGAATATAGAAATCTTTTTTTTCAATCAGTCCTAACTTCATTCCTGCTGTAATTCTTTCTTTACACGAAGTTTTTTTGATATTCCAAACTTTGCAAAGTTCGTTTTTAGAATACCATCCTTTTGGTGCTGGATCTGTGCATTTATTGCTTGCCTCTAGAAGAATTTTAAGAAAATCGTTTGGGGTCATGTTAAATTGGCATTCTCCATGCTTCTCCTCTTCCTCTTTGCGTTATTTGAAGTGAAGATTGATTAAGCGATTCACAATATTCACCCCAACACCATGCTTGACACCAACTAAAAGTGCTTCTTCGGTTTTTAGCGTACTCTAACGCTCCCCTAGACGTTAATGTTCCAATATTATAGCAAGTTCCACCATGATATGTTCTGGCATTCTGTATAGCAACACGATGAGTATGTCCCATTACTATTTTACGTCTAGTGCCATTGCAGTATTGTTCTGCCATATCCCTAGCCGCAGATTCACCATAGCAAGTTCCATGAGTAAACCCAATATCTGCTATGTCAACGATCTGTTCAATTCCAGAATAAGGAATTAACCTAGCTTTTAGCTTTTTAGTTGTGTCTTCAATCGCAGATACAATTTTATGAGCGCAATATGAAGTGACAGAATTTTTGCTGTGAGTTAGTTTCCATGCACGATCTTCATGGTTTCCACAAAGAACATAAGGATTCTTGCATCCAGCCATTAATTCACGAAGATGCATTAACCCAGTGTCAATGTCTGGAGTTACTTCATCTCCATCACTTCCAGAACCTATTCCATTACCCATTAAGGCTGATAAATCAATAAAGTCTCCAAGATGCAGGATTGTATCAGGTGAAAAACGCGATTTAAACGTCATTACAGCTTTCCAAGCCTCCTTGTCGCAGTATTTCGCATGACTGCACGAAACTGCTAGGACTTTTTTCCACTTGTGGGTGATATTTGCCATATTTATTTAGCTGTCGATGGATGTATTCTAATAATGTCTTTTACAAGTGATTTTTTGCGAATCTTTCTCCATACTCCATCTCCAGATTCAGAATCTCTACCACCACTACCATTAGTGTTTCCTTCAATTGTCACAATATGGTCGCCACAATCTTCCAAAACAATTCCTGTATGCGAAAAATCAAAGGTAATAATGTCTCCAGCAACTGCTCTATCTTTTTCATTGTAAACCTTAGTTGTATTTGGCCTTTGTTTTGCCCATGATGTTAATCCATATGCTAAAGCTGTTTTTGGCCTCCATTTGTCAGGAGTGCTGTTTTTTAAACCTAGCCAATCGACAACTTCTTTATCTTTTAACCATTCACGAATAGACCAATCAACGAATGCTGCACACCAAGGCCATGCAGCTGGAGTAAGTTCAGTTGCAGATTGGTATTCACGAATACGTTTTCCACAATTATTGCCGCCAGTTTCTTGCACCCCTATTTCACGAGATGCAATCACGGTTAATTTGTAAAGCATTATTTATTTTGTTTTCGGAATACGTTTATAGCTCCTACAACAGCCATTGATGCAGCGACAATAGCGTTGGCCTGTTCAGGAGCAACGGCAATACCAAGTCCACCAAGAAGAAAAATCGCACCACGATAAGTTGACGATTCCGAGAGACGAGCCAAGATGTAATCTACAATTTTCATTTGTCTTTATATAATTTAGGTTGTGGAATGATAGGATTAAACCAATCGAGTTGGTCGTTTGGTATGTATCTGATTTTTATTCCAATTTCTACTTTTCCATAGTCGCCCATCTTGTCTCCACTTGGAGGAATGGGAATTGATATGCAGCTTGTTAATGCAAGGCATACAATCAATGTGAATAGAATTCTCAAAATAGGTCAAGTGTTATTTGAAGTTCTTGATTTTTTTGATTTTATTTAAAAATTTGCTTCACCATATAGATGCAAGTCAAAATACCAGCAATGATTGATATAATTCCACCACCAATTCTAATTGACGCTTCTATTTCTGGTAACATACTTACTATAAATCCTGTGGTCGATACAATCGTACCTAATATTCCGTGACTGGTTGCGTTGTCGTTCATTTTAATTATGGGCCAACAATTACATACAACGTATTTGGGTCTGGGGTCACGATTAAATCGTAGCCAGTTTGGGTGATTTCAACGAGATTGGTCAGTTGTGTTGCTCCTGTCAGACCAGTTATATCCGAGAGAACAATGTTTGCTGGTGTAACCCCTGTGGCTCCTGTGGCTCCGATCCCTGTAGCACCTGTCGCTCCCGTGGCTCCTTGGGTTGCTGGTGAAAGAGAACTAACAACTTGTGCAATACTACTATCCTCAAAGTGCATTGTCATTGTTCTTCCGCCAAGATCAATGGCATAAAACTTAACAACAATCCTATCTGTGGATAAAACATTTGTTGCAGGAACTGGAATGCTCCACAAATACAATTCGTTGACAGTTCCATCTGTGATTGGATCTT